CCGTCCGCATCGAGAGCATGGATCGTTGGTGAGTACGTGATGTTGTGCTTACCGCCACTGCCCGTGTTGTTCTTAACTTGGTCCGTCAGTTGTTTTGTTACGACGGTCTCACCGCCGTGACCTATGATCGGTACAGGACCGGAGCCGGGGATCTCGCCGCCCGTCTCGAACGCCATGACTCCGGCGAAGGCAGCGGCTGCCATCGGCGGTGCTAGGAAAGGCCCGACAACAGGTATGGCAGAGACAGCGTTCCACGTGTTGGCAGCGGCGGTCTTCGCGTCGCCGAGTTTTTCTCTCGCGTTCGCGTCTTCCTTCACCATCAGCGCTTGGAGAGTCTGGTCAATCATCGTTTGCAGCATCTGCTTGCCTATCTGCTCGATTGCAGCGGCCACACTCTTGTTCTCGAAGAGCGTCATGCTCGCGAACTGCTTGACCAAATCGGCGCGTTTTTGCTCGCCCTGCTGCGTAATCCTGTTCAGAGCGTTTTCGTGTTTTTGTTTTTCTTCTTCTTCTTTGTGGTCGATTTTCTGCTCGTCGGCAATGCGCTGCTGGCCGGTAGTAATAAGAAGGGCGCGCTCCTTCTCGTAAGCCGCAACCTGCTCGTGGTAGCGCCTGTTCTCGGCGTTTTTTGAATGCTCCGGTGAGTCCTTGGCTCTCAACTCTGCCATGACGAGAGCGTGGCGCTTGTCTTCTTCAATCATCTTCTCGGAGAACTTCACCCACTCGTCTACTTCCTTTTGTTTCTCGGCAATGAGCGCGTCGATAGACCTGACGCCAGCCTTCGCGCACTCTTCGCGGATAGCAGCTTCGCCCCTTTCGTTCTCTTCAACTGCCTTGGCGATGTCCTGTTGGTCTTTGATCTTCTTCAGCTTCCAACCGTCCATTTCTAGTTGATGACGGTTCGTAGCATCGAACGCTGCGTCTTCGGCGGCGACGGCGTCGCCTACGTCCTTGGCTTGTTTCTTGAACGCATCGTCTTTCCCAACAAGGTCTAGCTCGTTGTGCACATCAGACAGGTGCTGCTGAAACTCTTGCAGAGCGGTGTTAGCAGCGGTGTAATCGGTGACGTATGCGCCGCCCGCTTCTGGGTTGTCTTCTAACTGTGCTTGTTGCGACTTCGCGGCGGCGTTGTTCTTTGCTATCTCGCTCTGCGCGCGCTGCCACGCTGCCACGGTTGCTGCTGCTGCCTGCTCGTTGTAGTCCTTCGCATCACGCGGAATCTTAGCGAGCGCGTCGCGCAGGCCCTTCGCAACGTCTTCGGCCTGACCAGTGCCGGACGTTCCCAAGATGGCGGTCATAATGCCGCCGTGCGCCGACTTGTCGAGTAACGCGATTACGCCGTCAAGGTCCTTCTTCAGGCTCGCAGCGAGTTTGTCTGCTTCGACTTTCGCCTTCGCTATCTCTAACGCCAGCTCGTCGCCGCTCGTCGGTTTGCCAAGCAGTTCGTCAATCTTCAGTTTGGACTGCGCGATGGACACGCCGAGTTCGTCGCTGTGCGTTGCGATAGACTCCGCAGACTTAGCCCAGCCTTCAGTGAGCGCTTCCTGTGCTGCTTTGCTCTTTTCCACGAAGTCATAAATCATCTTCGCGGCGAACACCGCGCCCATGATAGGCAGCAGTGCTTGCATCGCCGCACCGATGCCGGGTATCTGAGCAATTAGCGTGTTCATCTCGCGGGGAAGGCGCACGCCAATCTCGTGCTCGACTAACATCAGCGAGCCGCGCGCTTCGCGCATCGAGAAGTCCATCGCGTCGCCAGCGCCTTGTGCCTGCTTACCGAAGCCGTCGAGACTGTTTCCGGCCTTGCCCAAATCTGCCGTGAAGGTAGCTGTGTTCGCGACAAGGTCAACTGTGAGCGTTCCTACGACGGGCATGGTGAATTACTCCTTCGGTTTGAGAGACGGCCAGCAGCTATCGAACAACTGCTCGGCGTCTTCGCGCCCCTGCGATTTCAACGAAGCGATAGTCCTGCTTCTGATGCCGTGCAGCCTGTCCTTCGGCGTGTCACTCGGAAGTTGCCCGATGACCTGCTTTATGACGGCTTTGATCTTGTCCGTCTCCGCTTTCGCCGCCGCGTCTTTCGGCTCTCTGACAAAGTCGAAGGCGGTGAGCATCGGACTGTCTGAACTCGCGCGGTTGACGTTATAGACCGCGCTGCAAACCATGCCCGCTGCGAAGCGGTCGTACTTAAAATGAATGTTCCGCCGAGCACAGAGCGCGTAGAACATCGACGGCGTCAACTCTTCGAACTCTTCCCAACTCAGCGACAGGTCGTAGCGAGCGACAGCCCACAACTCGACCCACGTTGTTATCGGCGGCTCTAAACGGTCGGAGTCGCCGTCGCCGCGTTTGGGACGGCGGTTGCACCTGTTTCTTGATGCTTCTTCCACGCGGCGACGACGCCGGGGAACGTAATGTCGAACAGCGCATCGCTCAGTTGGCGCTGCGCCTGCGGGTTCAGGCTCTCAAGCACGTCGTCCAGCGTCACGTCGGGTGAATACCGATGCAGGCAGCAGTGGATGATTTGCGGGAACTCTTTGCCGCTGGAAATGTCTCTCCAGCTCTCGATGTTTTTCAGGTCGCGCTTGGTCGTGTCTTCGATGCTCGCGAGAGCGCGATAGTCAAGGCAGAGTTTCCACGTCTTCGTGGTCTCGTTGCCTGCGGCGTCTTCGCCGTGAATGACGATAGAGATAGTGGGTGTGGCGGCTGACTGAACAATCGTTTCTTTGGACATACTCTCCCTGTGTTCACTTGCTGTGTTCGTCTTCGTCTTACAAAAGCGGAGCAACACGAGCGTGCTGCTCCGCTCTGGAGCACACTAGATGCGGTCTTCTTGTTACGCGATTGTGACCGGGCCGGAAATCTTCACCTTCACATCCAAGGTGCAGACCTTGTCCAGCGGGAAGTTCTTGGTCATCGACTCGACGATGCCCGAGAAGGCCGCGCTGCCCAGAGACAGCGGGTACACAATTTTGAACGGCACAGCCTGACCCGCGAGACGGATAGCTTCGAGAGCCACCTGAGAAGCGTCGCCCGGCTCATACTGACACTTGATGTCGCAGGTGCCCGGCTCTTGGGTCCCCGAGATGTAGGTGTCCACGCCGTTCGCGGTCAGCATGTTGGTGGTTTTCTCGGTCGAAACTTTGTCGCCCGAGAATGCGACGGACTGGACGCCCGTCAGCGTGGTAAAGGTTGCAGGTGATAGAACAGACGCGAACTCGGCGGTCGTTCCTAGTCCAACGATAGGTGCGCTCATGGTGATGTATCCTTCTGCCCAAGTTGGGCGGTGATGCGATTTGTCTTGCTGTCTTCGCCTTACTTACAGGCAGAAAATTCGCGGGTTGCCCCGCTCAGTGTGCCGGGGGTTCTGTTACGGGTAAGCCGGGCCGGTTTCCTGCCGGAACGTCGGCGCACAGGCGGCTTCAGCGGGCACTTATGGGGCGGCTGGGGCAACGGCCCGCCAGAACTCATCAGGCAGCGCTTCGGGCGCTACCGTCGGAAACTGACTACTACAGAACGTCGGCGGGCAAGTAGAATCCATGTGAGCGCGCATAACGCAAAGCTGTCTTGCGTCGGTCGAATCGAGTTGCCCAGCTTGCGCGGCGTCAAGCTGAAACCAGTAATCTTCGCCCTTCTTTATCGCGGCGTTAAATGAATGCTTCGCCCACCACGCACGCGTGTAACAAAGGCTCGTGCCTGTGCCGTAAGGACCGGCTCCCGCGTAAACGTAGCGGTAGCAGCGTCCGTCTGACGTGTCAAAGAACAGAAGGCTGTGCCAGCCCGTGGCGGCCTTGCCGGTCACCTGAAGTCGTTCAACCTGCGCCGCGATGCGGTCGTCCGAATACCAGTCGTCTTCGTCGAAGTGAACGATCACGTCGCCGGTCGCCAGCGAGTTGCCCCTGTTCCTTAGCGCGCCGATGGTCAGGCGGTCGCTGCGGGCATACTTGATGTGCGGATCACACGGCAGAAGGTGCTCAATTGGCTCTACGCTGTTGTCAAGAATGACGATTTCAAGCGGGCCTTCGTAGGTCTGGTACCGGAAACAGTCCAGCGCCAACCGAAAGAACCTGTCGCCCGCGCCCACCGGCATTACAACGCTCACACTCGGAAGTAGCATCACATTTTCCGAAAAGTGTGACGGCGCTCAACTCATCATCTGCGCTGTGTAAGGAAGCCGTTCAGCTTGAGCAGAAACTGGCGTCGCTGCTCTTCGTCCAACTCGCCGAACGCGATAAGCACTTGGTCAACAGGACTGACTTGCGGCGCGGGTTCGGGTTCCGGCACGGGCTCGTCCGCAGTGACATAGCGGTTTATCATTTCGCACAGCACATCAGGAGTTAGTATCTGCACTTATTTGCCCTTCTCTTCCATGTCCGCGAGACGCGCCAGCGCTTCGGTTGCGAACACGGACAGCACCTTGTCTTGGCATGACTCCCACGCGCGACCGAACCAGTGCAAAGCGGGCTGAAAGCGCGTTCCGAACCCCTGCAACGAGCCGTACCACATCAGGTTCTTCCCGTCCTTGTCGAGCAACTGCTTGATGCCGATTTTCACGACGAGTTGCGTGTCTTCGCCAGCGACAGGCTTGGAGAAGCGCGTCTGGTAATCAAGACTCGCTTTCAACAGTCCTATCGGGTGCTCTTTTGTGCCGACCGTCGCAACAGGTGCCGACTGCTCACCGGCGGCGACGACAACGTCGGCGGCTGGCTCCGCGCAACGCAACAGCCAGCGCTTCGCGGTGCGAGCGCTCTCGTGCGTGAGTTTTTCCGACAACTCTGACAGCCCGTCTATTTTGATTGGCACTCGACTCCGTCCTACACGTCGTAATGGTGAATGCTGAACTCAAGCAGCGCTCGGTACACGAAGCCCTTACCGCCTTCTTCGTAAGGCATGTCCCAGTCTTTCCGCGTTATGACTGCCGAGACGCGCGTGCCATCAGCAAGCGTCCCTTTGTAGCTCTCCAGCAGTTTGCGAACAGCAAGCGAGATGGCGCGGCTTCCGTAGAAGTCCGCCGCGTAACAGTCCACCTGCACGACCGCATCTCGAAGACCAGTTGCGCCTTGCGTGTCGTAGGTATCCTCTGTGGTCACGCGCGCTAGAACAACCTGCGGCAGAGCGGAACCTTTAGGCGCGAGCACCCAATACGCTCGCGTTCCAATGAGCGCTGAGACTCCAGCGTCGGTCGTGATGAGTGCGTACAAGCCTTTCTCTAACATGCTCGCTCCCTTAGTTGCTCACTGCGTCGTTCTCAACCCACGTCCAAATGTCTAGCTGAACGCGCTGCCCGTCCGGGTCCGCAAAAGACTCGATGTTATGACGCTGACCGCGTAGCAGGATGTTCATTCCCGTGTCCACAGAAAACGTCTTCGGATAGCGAAGCGACATCTTGTAACTCGACACGGCAGTGCGTTCTTGCGCCTTGTCGCTCTCTTTGCCGCGCCACTGCGACACCTTCGCCCAGACGTTTGCCTTGACAACCGTCTCGTCGTGCGGCGTGCCGTCGCCTTCCGCGCCTGCGTTCGGCTGTGTGAAGGTCACTTGGCAGTTGAACTCACCGGCGCTGACGTAGCGCACGCCGGTCGATAGTCTCTTAGGAATGCTCATGGTTATCTCGGTATTCTGTAGCTGCGAAAACTTTGTAGCAGCGACATCAGCGTCATGTACGTCTCTGATGTCGGCTCGATGGTTGCGATGGCGCGGTTCTCGTAGAAGTGCGCCGCGAGAAACATCACGGCCAGCTTCAACTGCGAAGGAACTGTGTCAGCCGTGTCACCGTAGCCCGCCGGATACGTTATCTGAATGCAGTCCTGCTTGCGGTCGGTCAGCGGCCATGTTGCACCGACGTTCAGCGTAATCTTGTCGCAACTCACCGTGTAAGTGGACGGGTCGAGCGTCTGCTTGTCGCCGTTCGCGTCGTTGTACGTCACTTCGGGCGCGACCGCCGGACTCAGGCTCGACTGCACAGGACGCCGCACTAACTCGATAGAGTCCTTCGTCGGAAACCCGAACCACCACCAAGGTGCCCAGTCGTAGGCGTAGCCGAGTTGATAGTCGTACATCTGACGCGGGTCTTTCTGACCCGGAAAGAAGTCGAACGTCAACAGAAGAGTCTCTGTTATCATCGCCGTCGCCGAAAGGTCTTCGACCTTGTCGCTGGCGGCTTCGATGAACAGTTGGAGCAGCGAGTAGTCTGGATTCACGACGACCGGCGACATGCTCGTGTACTGCTCAGGGCAGTCGAAGCGTCCGAAGGAAGCGAGTTCCTCTGGCGTCACGACTGGCGTTGCTCTCGGAGTTACGATTTTCTCGAACATGAGTTACTTCCTTTTCAAAAGGTCAAGTCGCTTTCTCAGAATGTCGATGGAGTTGAAGTCGGCGTCCGTAGCGTTCTGCGTCTCCGGCGCGCTGACTTCGATGCCGTGTTCTTTGCACAAACGAACCAGCTTCGCGTGCGCTTCAGGCTTCGCGCTCTCTGGAATCTTTTCTTCTTGGTCGAAGCGCGCGAGTGCGTCGCGCAGGTGCGACTGAGTCTTCTCTTCGGTCGAGAAGTGCCACGGTAGCGCCCACGTCGAAACGTCATGCGGGTTGCCGACCCAGACGAAGTCTTCAGACGTGAGAGACTCGCCGTCAACTTCCTTTGTCTTCACCTGCAACTCAATCGGCGCGTTCTTGAACATCGACAAGTCAAAACGGGCGGCGTTAGTGACCGCTGCACTGTCTTCGCTAAGGCTCGTGGCGAAGTGTTTGTCTACCGCTTGCTGTGGTTTTAGCCAAGTCTCGGCTGCCATGAGTGCGAGCACGTCGGTCTTCTTCATCCCTGTTTTAGCGACGTAGATGTCAGAAGCAGAATCGGTCACGGAATCAAGCGTATCCGCAAGCTTGCGAAGGTCGTCTGAGTAGCCAGCGCCCATGCCTTGCGCGCGGTGAAGCATGTACTGCGTGCCGGGGCACATAGTCACTGTGTCACCAGCGCAGGCAATCAGAGACGCGGCAGAGGCACACAACCCCACGACGTTGATGTTCACCGGCTTGCTACACGCTTTGAGCGTGTTGTAGATGGCGACGCCTTCAAACAAGCTGCCGCCCGGTGAGTTGATAAAAACGGCGATGCTGGAGAAATCGCCAGCGCTCTTGATGGCGTCGGACACGGAAGAAGCGGTGATGCCGTCGCCAAAAAAGTCTGCGCCGATAGCGTCGAAGACTTCGAGTTCGAGAACACCAGTCTTCGCCTTAGCGGTGAAAGCGGTGGTGCCCGGCTTGTCTTTGCGGAGCGTGAATGCACTCATGGTTAGTTTCCTTCTGCCAATGAAATCAGAGCGGCGCGTGCTGCGTCGTCCGTCAGTTCTTTTCGTTCAACGACGTACTTCTCAGCCTTCTCTTTCGAGATGCTGAGCACTTCAGCAACAAACTTCGCGTCGATGGCGTCGATGCCACCCTTCGCTTCCTTCCTGATGATGCGGTCGGCGAGCGAGTTAGAGATTGCTGACAGGCGCGCCTTCACAGCGTCCGTCTTCTGCTCAGTGGGCTTCTCGGGCTTGGTGTCCGCCGCATCTTCCGCAGGAGTCTCTTTGCCGGGCAGGTCTTGAGCAGGTATGTAGATTTCCTGCGTGTCAGGGTTGAACACGGCAGAGTTTGCGGGTAACTGGAAGAAATCGAGACCCTCAACGGTGTCCATGTCTTCGTTCACGCGAACTTCGTTGCCGCAAATCTGACCGCTACGAAGTTGAATCTCGTAAGTCTCTGCGCGCTCCTTGAGCGAGCCGCGCAGAATGATGTTCGCGTCGTGCTTTGCGTAGGTCGTCGAGCGCAAGTTCGTCGGGATAAGGTCTCTGGTGATGCTCTGCTCCAGCGAAATGCAGAGCGGAAGCAGCGACGTGTTGTAGTACTCATCCATGAACGCGGACGACGCCGCGTATGTTGAGTTCTGTCCGCCCATGCCCAGCTTCACCAATAACGGTGCGCCGCCGAGCAGCCTGATGACTTCTTCCGCGTTCCATTTCCTGCTTTCCAGTAGCTGAGACTCGGCGGCTGTGAAGGTCATCTTCTCCCACTTCAAACCACCCGGCAGGAAGGTGAACTTGCCCGCGTTCTGCGAGCCCGAGAAATCTTTCTTGAGTCGGTCAACGACGTTCTGCGCCTGTTTTTCGTCGATGCTCACTTCGGGTGGCGTAGTAATGAAACCGCCCATGCCGAGTCCGTTCGCAAAGTTGCGGCCCGCAGTCTCTTCAGCAGCCATCAGAACACTGAGCGCTTCCTTCGCGAGCACGATGATCGCGCTGCCTTCGATTCCGTTGCCGTCCAAGTTCGTGTTCGTCGTGTGCCACAGTTCGCCCTGCTCGAAGCGCCGCAGGTTTCCTTGCTGGTCGGCGTACACCCAATACAGAACTGGCTTACCCGGTGTAGACAGATCCCAACGTTGCTGCATGTTCCAACTATTCAATGGGTTTAAAGCGAGTACGTTTCCTGCTTGGTCGCGAATGATTTGACAGAAGCAGTTCGACGCCATGATGAGTTGCGACGCAAGGAACCACCGCAACTGATACGACGTTTGCCACTGGTTAGGTACATCTTTCAACAGCGTGTAGAGCGGGTTCGTCAGGGCGGGCTGCGTTCGAACTCTGCCGCCAGTTGACGTTCTCGTGCGAAGCACAAGCGGCATCTTCGCAATGTCGTTGGACAGCATCTTGACACCCGACAGGAAGGACGCGACGCGCACGGCTGTTGCGCGCGTGACTACCTTTCCGCTTGCGGTCGGGAACCCGATGAGTGACTGTATGAAGTCGGCGCTGGGGTTTGCCAGCGTACTTACCCCGCCATCGTTCCGGATGGCTGCCCACGCGTTGCGAAGGCCAGTTATGTTGAATGCCATGTTGTTCCTTCCCTAACTATTCCGGCAAAGTGTTACGACGTTGCATACGCTCGCCCGTCTGCCGCAAAAAGTGCAGTGGTCTCGGACGCGTCAAGCACGGAGAGACTCTCAACATGTCTCCAAAAATGTTACGGGGACTAAACGCCGTACACCTTGGGTGAGGGTGTTGCCGCTGGTGCTGATGCTAGAGTCTCAACAGGAGCGGGCTGCTCAGCGGTGTCTTTGCTCTGCACAACGAAGAAGTTGAAGACCCTCTTTTGATTTGCAGGGTCAGTTGCGCGAGCGAGCGCCATAATCATGGACGCAGGCCCGTCAATTTTTTCGCGCTTTGAGTCGCGATCAGGTTTGATGAACTTCGTGCCTGACTGCGTGTTCCACCGAAGGTTGCTCACCTGCCAGCGCATCACCGGGTCGGCGTCGTGCGCGAACTCTTGCCGAAGTACTTTCCGCGTCCACTCTTGACAAGGCCCGTTCATCTTCATGTGGCTCTGCGGAAACGAAACGAACTTCTGCATCGGGAAGCCTGCTTCGCCTAGCATCCTGATTAGCTCTGAACTCCACGCGTCGTCATACGCCAGCTCGACAAGGTCGAACTTCTTGTTGATTTCTACGATGGCGTCAGCAATGAACCGAACGTCAGTGAGATTGCCCTCGGTCGTCACGATGAAACCGTCTTCCGACCATCTGTCATAAGGCACGCGGTCCTTTTTCACGCGTCCTTCGATGTTGTCGGCAGGGCACCAGAAGTACGGAACTACACGCCACTTCTCACCGCTAGTCTCAGGCGGAAACAGAATCACGAGCGACGACGTGTCTAACTTCGGAGCCAAGTCAACACCGGCGAAGCAACGTCGGCCAGCTAACTGTTCGAGCGTCTCTTTCCGCAGGCGCTTCGGGTCAGGGTGCTTCGATACATCCTCGCGACAGCACGCGTCCCATTTGCTCAACTCGATGGCGGGGTTCTCCGCTTCGCTCGACCACATGTTGAGACAGAAGCGCTTGAACTCTCCTATCGCGGTCGGCTTGCCCTGTGCTTCGTTAAACTCTTTCTTGATTGTGTCGATGTCGAACAGACAACCGAGCGACGGGTTTGCTTTTATCCAGTTGTTCTCATCCTTCCAGTCGTCCTTGTCGTCCATCGAAAAGATGAACGGGCAGAACTCGTCGTCAAGGACGTGCCCATCGAGAACCTTAGTTCCGTACTCGCGCTCTGCCCAGCAGAGCGACGTTCCGCCCGCCGATGACCCGGCGGTTGTAATCTCCACCATGAGTGGTTGCTTGCGCGTTCTTCCGCCGTAGCGAAGGACGGAGTAGATGCCGGAGCCGACCTTCCAGCGGTGTAACTCGTCAAGGCAGGCGAACGATACGACCGCGCCGTCTTCCGAGTCGCCGTCGCGTGACATAGCGCTAAGGCGCGAGCCCGTCGCGGCGATATACAAGGCGAGAATTGGTTCGTTCCCACTCTGCGCGATGGCCATCTTCAAGTCAGAGTTGCGATTTCGCATCGCCACCGCTTCCTTGAAGCAGATGCCCGCCTGCTTGCGCGTCGTGGCGGCCACGAAACACCGGGCCGACTGTTCGCCGTCCGCGATAAGGTGGTACAAGCACAGTGCCGCTACGAGCGCGGTTTTTCCATTTTTCTTTGCTACCTCGACATAGGCTCGGCGGAATCGGCGCGTTCCATCCGCGCGCTTCCAGCCGTAGAGTATGAAAAGGAACGCATGCTGCCAGCCCATAAGAACCATAGGTTCTGTTTGGTTTGGCGGCGTGCAGAACTGCTCAATAAACTGCGCGACGTACTCACCGGCGTCCGGGTCAAAATAAAGGCCACGCTCGGCTCCAGTTTGGAGATCGCGGACGTGGCGCTGTATCGTTTTCTTGAGCCAACTACCGGCAACGATCTCACCCGAAAGAACGCCGTCGATGTACTGTTGAGCCTTTGACAACTTGTCCCCTCCCTAAAAGGGTTGGGGGAACAGGCGTTTAGGGCACCTGTTCCCCCGACTTTGCAGTCAACAACTAAGGCCGGTTAGCCCTAGCCGTTGATCGTCCAGATTTGCACTGCCTCGGCAACGCGCACGCGCTGGTCAGTTCGGCGATAGCCGAGAACATCAATCACGCCGTTCAGCGCGTTGACCTGATCCAACACCTTCACGTTGACAGCGCTTCCACCACGGTCACCGATGACGGCGCACGTTTTGAAGTCGCCGAATGCAACCGCACCGGAGACGCTGGGGGACGCGGAGTACACAGGCATCGCGGACGAGTACTCGACCGGGAATCCGTGCAGATAATCCTGCTTGCCCACCGTGGTCCAGTAGACTTGGAACTGCGAGGCCGCGATCTGAGCCTTGCGGAAAGCAATGCCCGTCTTGCGGTTCATCAGCCAGCTCGCGTTGTCGTAGTAGGCAGCGCGCAGATAGCCGATGTGATCCAGCGAAGCATCAGCCGACAGAGCAGCGGTCTGAGCAGCAGTTGCGCCGTTCAGGATGCCCATCGGTTCGCCGGTGCCGGAGCCGTTGACGAACTTATCGTCTTCGTAGTTCGTGATGCCGCGAAGAATGTCGGCGTTCAGGAAAGCCTGAAGCGCTGGCACGTCTTGCGCCAACTCGAACGTCACAGGCACAACCGAGCCAGCCATGTAGGCGGACAAGGTAACCTGCGTGAAGCCGGGTTGCACGCCACCGAAGGCGTTGTTGCCGGAGCGGGATTCAGCCTTGGCGACCGCAGTCGTCTTGGTTGCCTGCGCGGGCAGTTTGATGTCGTTCGTGGTAGGAATCACGAGCGCCAGTTTGCGCATCGCGGTTTCCAGCGGCGCGAGCGGAACAATCGTTCCGTCCACGGTCACCGGGACCAGATAGCCGCCGTCAGTCGTTCCGCCCTCACCGAGTGCAGCGTTGGTGAAGTTACGGCTGTGGAACATGTTCCAGAAGGCTTCGTCGTACTCGGCGCTGAACTGTTTCTTGCCGGACTTCGCAGTCTTGGGCACGAACACTTCAGTCGTCGGCTGGCCGACTTCTTTCTTGCCTTTTTCGATTGCGGCCATGCGAGCCAGAGTCTGGTCGATGGAGTTGATCTCGTTGGTGTGGTTGGCAAATTGCGACTCTTCCACATCGGTAAGCTTGCGTTTCGATTCTTGGCAAGCGTTCAAGAGAGCTTCCTGAGAGTTCAGGAGTTCATTTTTACGGGCGTTAAGAACTTTGCTGTCCATCTGGTTTTTCCTTGGAACGGTGTTGCCCAGAAGCGTTCGATGGAACGCGCAACGGCACGCGGCTGGCAGGACAGGGCTCGACGGAGCCTATCTGCGAGCGTTCACTGTGGCCGGTTGGTGTTACGGGTCCCAAGGCGTGAAGTAAGTTTTTTCTTGTAGAAGGGTGCCGACTGGGCAAACAGGAACTAACGCTATAGGTTGGTAGGAGTTAGAGCACAGATAAATGTCGCAGGGTTTCCAGAGTAGACGGGTCAAGACTGTGGTCGCCAAGAGCAAGAAATGAGCACAGTTGTCGGCGCGCCCGCACCGCCTTCATTGTTTCTGAGTGCCG